TGGGATTTGTGAGAAAGTCTTTGTACTTACGCTGTACTTTCTCAATATCTCTCGCAGATACCTCTGTGAAATAAAGACGAAGGGGAGTGTCCCCTTCGCCCCAATCTTCCACATCGACGAAGTTTCTAGCCTTCTCAGCGCGTTTGGCTGCGATGCGTTGTGCTATTGACATGTTATGCTACCGTTGTCTGTGATAATGCACCTGTACCTTGCACAGAAATAGACATTTCCACAAGCCCATCAAAAGAAGAACTTACAGAGCGCCCAGTCACAATGGCTGTGCCTGTTAGGTAAGTATCGCCAGATGTGTCGCCTTCTGGGTACAAGTTCAACGTAACCTCTGCGCCAATAGTCAATGCGCCTTGGCCTGTTGTGTCGGTTTCATCCCAGAATACATCAAGTGAGCCTGAGAATGCTGTCAAAGAAGATTTATATGTGCGAGCAGTGTCGCCCATTGTTGTATCTTCAAGTGTATCTGCGGTTTCTTCAATGGAGAAAGAGCGGATTTCTGCGATTGCGTTGGCACCGACCTTTACGGTTCCTTCGCTACCTGTGTGAGTTGCCATGAGGAGCCTCCTTATCTGGCGGTTTCTACGTCATTTATAGCAGTAATATAGCTTACAGAAAAGGTTAGACGTGCTATCCCAATCGGCTGCTCTGTTTCACCACTAAAATCAATGTCGGTACTAACCAACACGACACGTTTTGCTAGGCCATTGACGTCAAAGTCATTGGCTATCGCTTCTTCGATCTGGACAGCAATAGCGTCCACGTCATCATCTGTTGTACTTGTCACCGAGACGTAAACGTCAACTGCAACCTGCAATTCGCGCATAAGCGTTTTCACGCCGATAGTCTGCAATACCGACGTTTCGCCGCCAGTATAGACTGTGATCGCAGGAAGGTTTGCCGTCGTGAGAGGGTAAACGCGCGTTGGATATACTCGGCCTGAAACAAGAGTAGCCCCAGCGGAAACAACGGAAGCGATGCGATCACGAATTTGCTTTCTGACGTGAGCCATTATTCTTTCTCCAACTGGATTTCAGTTACGCCCGTGCCATCATGGACCCAAGCTCTGATTGCATAATTGGTCCCAGAGATCACCATAACTTCACCCTCGCCAATATTAGGCACGTCAGATGTGCGCACCGTCAGTCTAGGCTGCTCTTGGTGTACCTGAGCAAAGCCACCTGCATCAACAGGGATCGTCTCGTTGTCAAAGATGCCATTGATTGTGCCACCGTCATAAGTAACGGCAGTCGCAAATTCATCCACATTCAAGATTGTGGCAAGATCATCCGTCAGAGGAAGGGGCATCTTCTTGTTCTACCTTTTCGCCATCATGTAAGTTGGCATATCCACGCTCAATGAGCTTTTGACCGATCTTCTCATCGACCTCATGCACAGAGCCTTTGCGATGCTTGTGACCTGCCCATGCAGCAGGCTCAACCAGCTTAATCTTCATCAGACTTCTTCTTTCTGACAGTCTTTGGCTTCGCAGAGCGATCTACCGTCTTGACCTCTGGTTTCGGAGCAGGCGCAACACTCACACGACCATAGCCAAGTAGTGAACGTGCCTCATCTTCGCCAAGATCAATGACGTCACCCACGTTGCGCTTTTCGCCTGCCGCGAAACAAGATTTTAGAACCAAGTATTTCATCTTCTGTCCCTCAGTAGAGGGACGGGCCGTGAAGCCCGTCCAAGTTAGCATTATGCGCCGTCGTTGTTGTAGGCGAAGGATACTGCGTGACGTACAGCAACATCTACTGACTGAAGTGCAACGATGCGCACTGTGCCAGATGTGGATGCTGTATATGGGTCAACAGTGATGTCCAAACCGCCGTACATGCCGATCAACAAGTCAGCGAAGTTACCGAAGTATAGGTCGCCTGCTGTGACTTGGTTAGATACGATTGCACGGTATCCGTTCAACTCGCCACCAGCCAAAACAAACTGACCTGAGCCAGCATCTTTAGCTGTTGTTTTCAATGCGCCTGCCATGCCTGCTGGCAAGATGTACGCCAAGTTACCTTGAAGCGCGTTATCTTCGGCAACTGCTGTCTCCATCGCAACTACTTCTGCGAATGTTGGGTTAGCAGCAGCAAACGATGTTGGTGCATTGATGCCTGATGTGTTGGCGATACCTGTTGGCTGACCAGAAGAACCTGAACCTTGCAATGCGCCATTGTCGATTGCCAATGCGATGCCTGTGGATAGGTCGTTACGGACAAGGTTTTCAATGTCCAAAGATGACTGCATCATCATCAAACGAGTGATGTCTGTATATGCACCCAATGTCTTTGGTGACATTGTAACTTGACCGAATGTTGGTTCGCTTTCAGATGACGCGCCACCCTCAGTGGAAATCCAAGCAGCTGTAGATGCAGCAGTTTTGCGTGGGATTTTTACGTCGCCAGACAAACCTGTCAACATTGTTGAGCCAGCCTGCATTACTGATGATGCGTTACGCAACACGTCGATGAAATCACCGCCACGGTATGCTTCTGCAACCATTGCGCTGTCATCAGATGTATTTAGGTCACGCTGGTTCCATGAACGTAGAACGTCAGCTGGAACGTATAGACCTTGAGCGTCAACACCTGCACGCTTCGCTGCTTCGGCTGCTGCTTCAAATTCAAACGCAGCTTCCTGCTGTGCTAGGCGGTCTGTTGGGTTTGCCATCGCACGAACAGCTTTCATCAAAGAGAAGCGACGAACTTCTTTCTGATCCATGCCTATTTCAGCAACTTCGTCCATTGGCTTTGTGCCAATGACGTCTAGCAACTGACCACGGAACTCAGCCAAAGAACGGCCTTCCGAGATAGCTTTATCTGCTAGATCACGCTGTTGGTGTTTTGCTGCCAAACGATACATTTCAGCAGTGTCTTTTGCTGCGGAGCGAGCTGCTTCAGCCTTCACCGCATCAACATCAATTTTGACTTCTTCAGTCATTTTGATCTCTCCTTTACGAGATTGAGTTTTGGGTTTTGCGGGTGGTTGTTCAGCAGCGCGGCCTACCCCGACTGTCCTGTCAGCAGGTATGCTTACGACTGAAACTTCCATTGGTAGCCAAGATGTGACGCGGAAGCTATCCGCACCCTCTTTAGCCATGTCGTTGACTTGATAGCCAACACTGATGTTAGAACGGATACCGTCCAAAACATCCTCGAACACATCTTTAGCAAGACCATTCCTTCCGAAACGGACCGTCGCACGCAATCTACGCGCCGAGCTATCGAGGCGAACATCCTCTACCACACCAATCTGCTGGCGTGGGTCATGATCCAACAAGAGCGGCATACGGCCTGACTGGGCAAATTCCAAGTCAATGCTGCGCTCATTGTGATCAAGAATTTCGTTACCGAAGCTGCGCTCTACTGGCTCCTCACTGGAAACAGCAATCTTTACAGTGCGCTTTTCTTCGTCAATCACCTTGGCATCAAACATCATGCCGCGAGTTTTCATGTCGTCACGGCTGAAACGTTCTTCTTTTTCCTTGTATCCACGCTCATCTGATTTGGTTAGCGTAGAGAACTTGTGAGCAACCATGACGCCAGACGGCTCGTAACCGTCCTCACCTTCACGGTAAACCTCGATCAATGCAGCAGGATCATCTTCGTCACCGCTGACAGTAACCTCAGCGTCAGGAACGTTGATCTCACCATCACGCTCAATGCGATCAATCTTGCCGTATGCTTCGCCGCCAGAGCTATTCCAGCTCACAAAGTCGCCTACGTTCAACTCGTCTGGCTCGGCACGAACTTCATCAGTCATAGTCTCATCCTCAATATTTTGAGGCATTGTATCAGATTTTACCACATCTTGCATAGAGCGTTCCTTCTCGTCTAGCTTTTCAGCAATATTCTTGCTCCATGTGAAGCCTGCATTGCCGCCCCATAAATCCCAAGCAATACGCCAAGCAGTAGGTCCACCGTCGGTCTCCTTGGCGTCATAGTGCTTTGCCTTGTTGTTAGAATGACGGCTGAAAAAGCTGTACATGCGCTTAACCGTGTCATCAGATAGATTGTCGCCGTTCACAATGTTTCTAGCGCGAGCAACACCTACCTCAGTGCCACCACGACCATACTCACGACGCCACTCAAGCGCACGCTTCGCCGCTGTTACCATTCCGTCAGTCGGCTTGTTGGACATCATCGGCCTCCGCAGGTACAGGTTGCTTGTCGCCAAATGGCTGATACGCCATGCTTAGGCCATATTCCTCAGCCAAGTCCTTGTCACGCTCGATCTGCGCAAAAGTATCCTCAGCATCACGACCATAGTTCGCCGCAATGTCAGAGTGGCTGATAATGCCGTTCTGCAATCCAACCACAGCAGCATTCATCTCCTTCAGAGGGTCAACCCACTGGAAGCCACGACCACGCCAAGTTACGTCCTGCGTGAACTTGTTGAACTTGTTTTCACCCGTGATTGGAATGAAGCCAAAGCTC